TTTCGTGAATGACCGCTATTTCTTTGATAAAAATGGTCCGAAGAACGGAATTGGACCAGGTATTAACCCGCGCGATAAAAGACTAACTGGACTTCATATTAGCGGTGATTTCCAGTCAGAAAATGAGCGAGACATTTTACAGATGTTGGGGATTTCACTTAATGGCAAATACCGAGAGAATTTGTTGGATGCCGGAGTTTATAATTATATCGAGAAATACACACGCACTCGCGGAAGTGCTAAACCAGGTATATACTGTTATAATTTTTGTTTGAACGCTGATCCGTTTGAATTACAACCTAGTGGTGCGATCAATATGAGTAAGTTCAATCAGATAGAGCTGGAACTCACGACGATATATCCACCGTTGGATACAGCCGCTGAAGTGAAAATAATTTGTAATCCAAATACGCGAGAGATTATCGGTATGAATAAACCCAACGTGAATATTTATCTTTATTCGTATGACCTTCACATACTAGAAGAGAGGTATAATGTACTGACATTTGTGTCTGGCAATTGTGGATTGATGTATGCGCGCTAAAGCGGGTGCGCCGGGATGCGACGCGAGATGAAATACATCGTTTCGTTTGCCTCCACTCTGTATTTCATCACTTGTCTATTCATTTCGTGTATTTAGTAGCATGGCGTTGCCATAGTATTTGCTCAGGCGCGGTGGAGCTACGTAGAGACGTGAGACGCGTCAAAATTATTATATCGTATATATAACCAGAATACATATACGATGGCGGATGACGATGAAGAAGTGAATGTCGATGATGGCGGCGGCGACGGCGAGGGCGAAGAAGAAAGTAGCGCTTTTAGCGAAGTCGGTGGTATGTTTAGTGATGACAAAGAAAAAGAAGGCGGCGATGACTCGGAAACCAAAAAACCCACAGCAAAAGCAAAACCTAAATCGATTTTTGATCTAGAGGCACTTAAAGAATTCGGACTTAGTGTATTAACACTATTTATTGAAACCCTAATTATTTCGGTGATATGTGTGAATATTCTATTCTTCTCTACACCAGAAAGTATACAAAATAATAATATCGAATTAAATAAATTGTTTCCAACCGACCGTGATAAATGGCCATATTGTTATACAAATGAATACACATCATGCGACGCAGATTGCGGTGATAAATTCGGTGGAATCGCCGACGACCCCAAAATAGAAACATCTAAAAAAATATTCCTCAAAGCCGCGATTCTTCTGGATACATACATATTCAAATGGTTCTGTCTTACCCAAGAAGATGTAGATATGGTGAAGGAAAGTGTAGATGAAGGCGTTACAAAGGTGAATCTTCTGAACTGGGATTTTATTAAGGCTCGTTTCAAGCAGTGGATTAACAACTCGTTCATTTTCTCGTTTTCGTCAGACCGAGCGATGATGTTATACGTATTCGAAAAAATATTGAAATTATCAAACGCAATTCCGGTAGAATTATATGATGTTGTGTCGCCTCTGCTTATTATTTTAATGCCGATTGTGTTTCTACTCTTTGCTGGGTTTATGTTGATGGGTGGGCCGTTTTTTACTACAGTTATCGGTATGATTTTGAATGAAACGGACAATCGTAAGGAATTTATAGGAGGATCATTATGGTCATTATTTACCGGGTTCGGTCTTGGAATATTACCGATGGTTTCTTATTTCGTCCAACTCTTACAGTTCATCGGTACATTCTTTATTTACCCGCTTCTCCACTGGGAACAATATCGCGAGCTATATTCACGCTACGTCCCGATTATATTTTTCTTCTTTAATTTGACGCTTATGTTTTATGCGTTCGAATATTTGGACATAAATGTGGCCGCGATTGTAATTTTGATGTTACTGGTGTTGTATCTAACACATTATTGGGAAGGAATTATGGATTTTTTTAAAACGCTTAAAAACTGGGGCGCATAGAAAGAACATAAATAATATCGTATAAGAAGTATTATATTCATTTATACGATACGATAGAATATTTGTGATGGGTGGAAAAAATAAATCATCTGTGCAGACGCCGACAGTACATGTTAATGAGAAATCAACACCTGAATATTTAAAGAAATACCCGTTTGTAAGTGTTTGCACTCCCACATTCAATCGCCGCCCGTTTATTCATGCGATGATTGCCTGTTTTAATGCACAAGATTATCCGCAGGATCGCATGGAGTGGATTATAATTGATGATGGAACTGATCCGATAGAAGACCTTGTTGCGTCACATCCCCGAGTTAAGTATTTCAAATATGATACGAAAATGACACTTGGGAGAAAACGCAATCTGCTTCATGAGAAGTCGCGCGGTGAAATATTGGTCTATATGGATGATGATGATTATTATCCACCGAAACGAGTGTCTCACGCGGTCGAAATGTTGATATCACACCCCGATGCGTTATGCGCAGGTTCTAGTGAGATTTATATTTATTTCAAACATATCAAACAAATGAAACGTTTTGGACCCTATGGACCGAATCATGCTACCGCCGGTACTTTCGCATTCAAGCGCAAGTTATTGAAACAACATAAGTATAATGATGACGCATGTTTGGCGGAGGAACGCGCATTCTTAAAGGATTATACGGTTCCTTTTGTTCAATTGGATCCGATGAAAGTGATTCTGGTATTTTCACATGAGCATAATACATTTGATAAGAGGAAGCTGCTTGTAAATGCGAATCCGGATGTTGTGAGAGATTCGCCGAAGAAGGTCATGGACTTTATCAAAGACAATAATCTTCGTCGGTTTTATATGTCAGAATTGGAGAAATTATTGGAGGATTATGCTCCAGGTAGACCTGAAATGAAGCCGGATGTTATCGCACAAACATTGCAATTAGAGAAAGAACGTGCGAAGATGGCGGAAGATGCTGCGGCTGCCAACGGTGGTGGAAATATTATACTACAACAAAGTGGAAAACCTCCGGTAGCGTTGAATAATCAGCAGGTTGTACAAATTCTTCAGAATTTACAGGTAGATATCGAAGCTCGTAATAAAGAGATTGCGCAGTTGAAAAATGATTATGCTGTGTTATCGCAGAAATACGAGTTATTACTAAACGCTAATAAAGGAGGACCGTCAAGTGACGCGGCGGGCGGTGAAGTTCCTGTTCCTGATCCTGTTCCTAGCGAACCTGAAATTATTTATGTGTAATGTAATGTAATGTTACAATATCATTTATTGGAAATTGATATTGTAAAGTAAAATGTTCAAATTTTTACGCCTTTACTATCTCAACCGAGTTAATCTTCAAGCATAAGAAACTGTTCTTGGATTCGTGAATAATGAATTCGCGAGTCTTATTGTAATCTTCGAATTTTTCTTTCAGGATGGTTTCAATTTCACCAACCGGCAGTTCGTCATCTTTTGTTTTATATTTGGATTTTTCACGACCGTGTTCTGAGTCGTCGTCGTTGTCGCTGTCGTTGTCGCTGTCACGGTCACGGTCACGTCGGTTCTTTGACTTAGATTTATCTTTCGATTTCGACTTTGTTTTCGATGTCGATGACGAGACTTCTGTACGTTCCGGCTGAATATATTCCCACTCTCCAACCGCCTCGATTGTCTGATTATTTGTCACAAATACAATTGAATCAGAATTGAACACGAGAGCAGACCCGGGCGCGTGTTTATAAGCATCGAGTTCGATTTCGGTGATCAGATCAAATTCATCTAAAAATTGAGTTTTACGAAGATAACTTCGGATATAATTTACGATCTCTGGTGTAATTTTTACGGTGTACGTCTTGTTTTCGTTTTCGCTGTCGCTACCACTGTCACTACCGCTACCGCTACCACTGTCACTACCACTGTCGTTCTCGCTGTCACTTCCGCTTCCGCTTGCGCTACCACTGTCGCTTTCATGATTATTATTTTTATTTCGAGTATGTGTCTTCTTATGTGCCACCGCAGATGCGGTTGGCGGATTTACCGAAATACATTCAACCTCGGTATCTAGAACGAGTTTATATTTTGAATCAAACGAAATAGAAGCACCCATAATAATGAATTTTGTTCTAAATACTCGTAACATCTTTTCGGTATTATTCAAACGCGTAGCGTCGTTTCGCTTCGCTTCGCTATATTAAAGTATATTCAAAATCATCGATTTCTGGCTCTATTTTCTCCATATATTTGTCTAAATATCTATAAATCCGATTTACATCCAATTTCGTGATTTCATACATTTCTAAAATCCGCGGAATTTCTTCTTCACTATATTGTTTTTTCAGCGTCATGAAAAATGTAAAAAGATCGCTCTGATCCATCGACAGTTGAATACATAAATTTTGTATAAATAACTGATTGTTGTATTCTGTGCTATATTTAGTAAGGACCTTGGTAAATCGAACTTCTGTTGGATGAAATCGCGCCTTTTTCGGAAAAGATTTATGGTACAAGTAATGATTGTAAAATGTTTTGATGAGAGATGACAACTCGTTAAAAAGCCATATCTGATTCTGGAACGTAATTCTGTCAAAATAGTCGGCTTGACAGATGTTATCGAGCACGAGTTTATAAAAGGGCGCACTGACGTTGATAGGCATTTTGTCAATCACATCGATTATATTTTCATGCCATAACAAACCGATTGTGGTGCGGTCAGTCTCGTTAATAAGTACATTATGGTCAGATATCGGGTATTCTGTATTCATTAATTTTTCGGTGATTTTTTTGATATCTTCGTTATATGTTTTTGGTTGAAATATCGCATGAAGAATATTGTTAGCGAGTATCGTGTTTGATTTTTTATTCATCTCCATAACAGCACTAAGCTTGCGCAGGTTACCTTGTACAAACGTAGTTATATTCTTTTGCATGACCGAATCAAGACCAGGCATCGTCATATCGATGATTTGCGTCATTTGCGTGGGGGTCGGTGTTTTGAGTTCGTATACATAACACACCTTCATCAGTTCTTTTATTTTCTTATCGATGTGATAATTCCCAATACAAATAATGGGATTCATCGTGATTTCCTCCTGTTTCTGTTTTTTCGTCTTTTTAGGACGAATGAGTTTAATGAGCGACGTTATTCCACCCTTGTCGCCATTATTCATGCCATCTAGTTCATCCATAACCACGACAATTTTCTGGACTTTACGTTGGAATATAGACATAATGTTTTTATCGGAAATATTGTGCTGTGTTATGGATTCGATGATTGACTTGTTGCGAATATCTCCTGCGTCATATTTTACCATATCATAGTTTAACTCTTTTAACAGTCGAACGATGAACTCTGTTTTTCCGCATCCTGGTGCGCCATAGATGTAGACACCTCGTTTGAATGTCAAATCCGACTTATTTTTTTGGAATGATGCTAAGAAATCGCGGATGTTGTTGTATATCGTTTCGCGACCAAGAAATGAAGTATAATTATCCATTTATAGACTATCTATGTGAATAGCTTTTTTTGTTTTTATATATTATAACTCGGTATATTCAGAAAATGAACGCAATTCAGGAATTGTTTGCTCCTCTTGATAAGGATTATTGCTTACTGTTTTATTGGCTTACCGTCGCAAATTTTATTTTCTTGGCGGTCGCTGCTCTTGGCTTTGTTTCGTCGCTGGTACTTCTATTTAGGGGAAAAATCACCGTAATGAGCGGATTTTATTCGTTTTTGATGATTTTGGTGTACGCCCTCATGTACTTCCAGACGCGTCTG